CCGCGGAATAACTCGACCGCCCCACGGCAACAGGGTTGACGGGCCGTCTCTTCGGAGCGGCCCGTTTTCGTTGAACCTACAGCCGAGGGGGCTGTCGTCGTATCTTTTCGCTGACACAAAGGGGGCGCGGCGATGGCATTTCAGTTCAGCGGGGCCTCGCGCAACGCCGCCCTCGACGCGATCGAGACGGCGATCGGTGTGTCGGCGATCCTCAAGATCAGGACCGGCGCGCAACCAGCGACGTGCGCGACGGCCGACGCAGGCACCGTGCTGGCGACGCTGAGCCTACCGAGCGACTGGCTCGCTGCTGCATCGGCGGGGGCCAAGGCGATGGCGGGAACATGGGAGGACACGTCGGCGGACGCCGCTGGCACCGCCGCCCACTTCAGGATCTACGACAGCGGCGGCGCCACCTGCCACATCCAGGGCACGATCACGAGCACGCTGGTCGGCACTGGCGACATGCTGCTCGACAATGCAGTGCTGGCGGCGGGGCAGGATGTGCTTATCACCGCCTTCTCGATTACCGCTGGCGGCGCGTGACCGCGCTGAGCAGTTAGGCGTTGAATGACTGACAACTCAACCCAGGGCGGCGCCGACACAATCCGCGACATCGACCGGAGCGGGGCGGGCCCAAAGACGCAGGTGTTCCAGCTTGACCACGGCGGGACCGGGGCGTCTGAAAGCCTGACGAGCAAGACCAACCCCTTGCCGGTCAGCCAAAAGACAGAAGCCGACGCAACCTTTCGGGGTCGCTCTCAAACCTTCCGAACGCCAGGCCTTGCGGGGACGGCGGGGCAAAAGCTCTTCGCGCTGCACAATGCGACCGGCTCGACCAAGGTTGTTCACATCAACCAGATCGCGATTGATTTGGTTTGCACCGTGGTCAAGGCGATCACGGTCGCGCCGCCGATCATCCGAGTCCACCGCTTTACCGCGATTCCGACAGGTGGCGCGGCTTGCGCGAAGGTATCGAAGGACACGACGCTAACCACCAACGCGAGCGTCACTGCTTGGCAGGGCGCTTCGGCTGATGGAACGGGCGCGACACTGGCCGTTACAATCCCGGCCAGCAATATGCTGACGCAGGAGTATGCGCCGCGCTTCATCACCGCAGCCGGGTATGAGATGTTTGACCGCACCGTGATGCTCGATGGTGGAATGGATGTTGTACTTCGTGCCCTTGAAGGTGTTGTCGTGTTTCTCGACTACACGCTGGCCACCCAGAACCCGATAACTGACATGTGGGTTGTCGGCTGGGATTGGTATGAGGTCTAGCCGGGGAGGCGTAAATGAGCCTGCTGCTGCTGCTTCACAAGGTGGTTGCTAGCGGTACTGCCACGGGCTCGGTCGGTCTAACCGGAACCGCCGCGGCCAAGGCCAAAGCACAAGCCTCCGCCTCCGGAGCGGTCGCATTCACGGGTGCCGCCGTCGCCAAGGCTAAGGTCCAAGGCGCGGTTTCCGGAACGATCGCGCTCACTGGCGCATCTATCAGCAAGGCCAAGGCCAAGGCCAAGGGAGCCTCCAGCGGATCGCTGAGCTTTACTGGGTCAGCGGCGGGCACTGTCACCAATCCTGCTATCCACGGTACGGCCGCGGGGAGCCTCGCGCTTACAGGGTCGGCGGCGACTATCGCGCGCGCTCACGCCGCGGCGTCAGGGTCGCTTGGCTTGACCGGATCGGGCGCGGCCGCAGCTCGTGTAAAGGCATCGTTGGCTGGCATACTATTGCTGGCCGGCTCATCGGCGACGGCGATTGCCGTTCATGGCTCGGCGACGGGTTCGTTCGCGTTGACGGGCTCGGCGGGCGCCACGGCACGGCTCAGAGCCGCCGCGTCAGGCGCGTTTGACCTGTCGGGCAGCGTTGTTGCCTCCGCGCGCGCTTTGGGCACTGCAGGCGGCACTGTCGGGCTTTCCGGCTCGGCTACGGGAACGATTGCCACCGCCAGCGCCAGCGCCAGTGCAGCGGGCACGCTCGATCTTAGCGGATTGTCGGTCGCGAAGACCCTTATCAGGGCGAGCGCGAACGACAATCTCGCGCTCGCCGGGATGGCTACGGGGCACGCGCCAAGAGCGCCGGCGGCGACGCTGGTTGCACGAAAGATTGCTGGACAATCTGAACCGAGGATAACAGCTGGTGAGACCGAGGCACGGGCAGGCGGCAGGGTATTGGCCACTGGCGCCGCCACCGGCCCCTCAATCCAGCGCCAAGCGACCGGGAACCTACAGTCGCGCCGAGCCTCGGCGTAAGCTTGCGCCATGTCGGAAAGCTGGTCATCGAAGGATCCCGATGCGGTCCTCGACTACGTCTATCGCATCCCGCTGGGTGCTGCAGACAGCGTCGCAAGTGCATCGCCGTGGGTGACGAGGCTGTCTGGCACTGTGACGATTGTCAGCCAGAGCCTTGCAGGTACTCCAGACACGACCGACAAAGGCTATGGCCAGGACGTGACCGTATGGCTCTCAGGCGGCGTCGACGGCGAGACCGATGTGTTTCAGGTCGGCTGGACAACTGTCGGCACGCGCGTCGACGACGACATCATCACGCTGGCGGTCGTTTCCAAGCAAATCACCGCGCTCGTCCTTACCGGCTACGCCAAGCCGCTGCCCGCGCATCTCGCGATCAAATACCCGGCTTTCGCGGGAGTTGCGACCGACGTCATCCAATTCTGGCTCACCGACGCCGAGCGATCCGTTACGTCCTCTTGGCGGCAAGCGGATTATGCGGCTGGTCTCATGGCGCTAGCGGCGCACAACATGGCGGCCTCCGGCCTCGGCGTAGATGCGGGCATGGCCGACGTCCCGGGCGGCGTTACCAGCTTCAGCATAGGATCCCTCAAGATCGGCCTCACCAACGAAGCCGCCAATGCGAAACTCGGCGCCGATTACTCTTCGACGCGGTATGGGGCGGAATTCCGCCGGCTGCTCATGGCGAACCTCGGCGGCCCGGTGATTATCCCGACCGGAGCGCCGCTGGACGGCATCTGGCCTGCCTTGTTCGTGGCGTGAGCTTGGCGGCCGCCATGCAAGCGACCGCGCTGTCGCTGCTTTCTTCGCAGGGTCAGACGGTTACGCTTACCTTTCCTGGGGGCGGCACTTACAGTGGCGGCGTTTTCAGCGGAACGCCCGTGCAGGTTGTGACGGTCGGCGTCATGCTTCCATTGTCGCGCGGTCTCACGCACATGCTCGGGACTGATATCCAAGAGGGCGACCAGCAGCTTTTGCTCCCGGGAAATATCGCACAACCTCAAGTCGATACACTGGTGCTGGCGAACGGCAAGGAGTATACCATCACTTCGGTTAACCCGGTGAACCCAAGTGGGACGCCGATCTACTTCGATGCGATTATCAGGGGGCCGCAATGACGGCCTTCGCAGTCCGCCTGCAGGAGATTGCGGACAAGACGAACCGCAAAGCTGACGATCTTGTGCGCGACGTCATCACTGAGGTCGCGACCGCCCTCGACGGCCGCTCGCCAGTCGGCGATCCGACGCTGTGGAAGCATCCGCCGTCCAAGGATTATAAGCCGGGCACGTTCCGCGGCAACTGGCAGCCCGGCATTGGCTCAATCCCGCAGGGTGAGACGGGGCGCGTCGATCCGTCGGGTGAAGAGACGCTTTCGGCCATTATTTCAGCTATTCCGGAGCATCCGGCAGGAACGATATTCTACATCGCGAACAACGTGCCGTATGCCCGCACTATCGAGGACGGTCACAGCACGCAGGCTCCCAGCGGTTTGGTCGGCCTGACCGCGGTCGAATTTCAGGGATATGTCGATCGCGCTGCAGCGCAGGGACAGGCCGCATGAACTCGCTGCCCGCGATCCGCGCTGCCCTTGAGGGCCGCCTCGCGACGGTCACCGGCCCCGACTACGCATGGGAAAACACGCCCTATGTTCCGACTACGGGCAACCCGTTCGTGCAAGTAACATTGCTGACCGCTCAGCCGAATAACCTCGAAATTGGCCCCGCCTATCTCGAGCAGGGAATTTTTCAGACGAACGGTTTTTGGCCCAAAGACAGGGGGCCGGCGGCAATTACGGCTTGGGCTGAACAAGTTCGCGCAGCATTCCCCTTTGGCTCGTCCTTCGTGAACGGCGGGATCACGACCAACATCGTCGCTACACCGGAGATCGCGCCAGGGCGACCCGATGGCGACAGGTTCATGGTGCCCGTTCGCATTAGATGGCGAGCGTGGGTTAGCGGCTGATCAAACCTACAGAGCGGCGGCCTTTTTCCATATTCTCCACCAAAGCTCGCTGATGGAGACCAGCCATGACCTCGATTGCACAAGGCATCAACAAAACCGTCGCGTACAAGAAGCAGACCGGCCTTGGCGTAGCGGCCTCGGGCGCGGGCGGCACTCTGCTTCGTCGCGTCACCACGAACATCAACCTGACCAAGGACAGCTACGAGAATAACGAGATCGTCTCGCATCAGCAGTCCACGGGCTCGACGTACGGCATTGCCAAGTCGGGCGGCACGCTCAACGGCTTGCTTTCCGGCACGACATGGATGCCGTTCCTCGGCTCGCTGGTCCGCAAAGACCCGCTGGCGACGGCGGCGATCACCGCCGCGTCGCTCACCATCGCCGCGTCGGGATCCAATTACACGATCACCCGTGCGGCCGGGTCGTGGCTCACCGATGGGGTCAAGGTCGGCGACGTGACCCAGCTTTCGGTCGGTGCGCTGAACGCGAACAACCTGGCGAAGAACGTCGTGGTAGTCTCAATGACGGCGACCGTGCTGACGGTGAACGTGTTGCTTAGCGGTGGGGCGCTGACGGCTGAAGGACCAATCACCGGCTGCACCGTCACTGTCATGGGTAAGAAGAGCTGGGTGCCGACCACCGGCCACACGAGCGATTATTACACGTTCGAGGACTATTACCAGGACATCTCCACGCGTTCGCACCTATGGCCGGATATTCAGATCGGTTCCGTCGATCTCGGGATGCCGGCGACCGGCAACGTCACCGCCAACTTCGCGCTCGTCGGCCTCGGCGGCAAGACGGAAAGCGGGGTGCAAGTCCTGACCACGCCGACCGCGGCGCCGACCACGGCCGTGTTCGGTTCGGTCGCGGGCGCGGCTTATGTCAGCGGCGTTCGCTATTCGACCATCACCAGCTTTTCGCTGAAAATTGATGGCTCGGTGGCGCAGGGCGAAGCGACGATCGGCTCGAACACCATCGCGGATGTTCAGCGTGGCCGGATCAAGGTCTCGGGCTCGTTCTCGTATCTCTACGACAGCGACACGATCGGAGCGAATTTCCTCAACGAGACGACCGTCAGCCTGGCGCTTATCCTCGCGGATGCGCGCACGGCGGCGGCGAACACGATGGCGTTCGTCATGCCGGAGGTGAAGCTGTTCTCGAACGACGTCGACGATGGCGAGAAGCAGCTGATCCGCACCGTCAACTTCACAGCGGAGATCCCGACAACGGGTGGCGCGGCGCTGGCGAACCTTCAGACGATAATTTCGATCCAGGACAGCCAGGCTGCGTAACGAATTGGCCGCGAGAGGGCGGCTTAACGACAGTCCCCGGAGGCACCTCTCGGCCTCCGGGGGCGACACGAGAGGAATGAACAATGGCAAAAGCATCTTCAACATTTAACCTCAGCAGTCTCGACACGATTGCGGCCTGCAACAGGCCCGTCGAGATTCAGATCAAAGACACCAACGGCGTCCCAACGCCGTTCTTCATCAGCATCGTCGGCAAGGACAGCGACGTTTACCGCGGCAGGGTCCGCGCGCTGGCTGACGACCAAATTCAAAAGCAGGCGATGGGCAAACGTAGCGGCGAAACGATCGACAAGCTCGAAGCCAAGAACATCGATGCGCTTGTGGCCGCGACGACCGGCTGGCGGCTCGGCGATGGCAACGTGGTCGAGCTCGGCGATGAGCAACTAGAGTTCAGCGCGGCCAACGTGCGCCGCGTCTATGCGGGGCTGCTTCCCGTGCGCGAACAGGTCTCGGAGGCCATCAACGACCTCGCAAATTTTATGCCGGCCTAGCCGCCGAGTTTGAAGCATTCGCGGCATTCCAATTCGAGATGGCCGCACCGCAGGAGGATGGAGTGCCGTTGATCGATCACCTTCTCGCAGTCGAGGAAAAGAGCGGGCAGACGCCGCAAGTCCTGCTCGACGCTCCGGCTTGCCCGCCGGGCTGCGAGGAGCTGTGGCGCATCTTCGGCGAGCTGCATTCGTGCCGGGGCAATAACGGCTTCGGCCCGACGCGGATCACCTATTCGGACCTCGACGCATTCCAGCGCGTGAGCGGCATTGTGCTTCAGCCGTGGGAGCTGGACGCGATCCGGGCGGCGGATAGGGCCTTCCTCAACGATTGGGCGGCGCGTCAGCCGAAGCGCGATGACTGACCTCGCCAGCCTCGTCCTCGCATCCGTGCTCGG